GACAGGAATCGATTCGGCAGTTGACGCCACGATCTTATAGTTACCGATTGGCAGCGGATCTGTTCCTTCTTGTGGCACATTTTCAATTAAGAAATTGCCATTACTATAGAAAAGATCGGTTGCAGCCAATCCAGAGAAGTCTAGTTGGAAACCTAAACCGTCTCTGGGTCTGAGACGAGGAGGTCCAACGAGCCACCCGAATGAAAAATCATCGGACGCGGCCCGGAAAACTTCCACGTTGTCAGAGCCAGAACCAGAATAGGTCTGTACCTTATATATGGTTGCGGAATCTTCCAAAAAGCTAGGTTGAGCCACATCAGTGCCAACAATGGCACGGACAGGAACCTGGCTGTAGAAAGGTACCGTAACCTCAGCAACGGGATTTACTGTATTAAAAGTTCTATGAATAAAAGTATTAGTAGATTTAAATAATCTGTCGTACAATGAAGTTGTTATAGAACTAGCTTCTCTAGCAGTTGGTAAACCATGAGCTAACAAAAACTCTTGGTACCCACCTGCAGTAACCGGACCGCTATACATAGCCTTCCAACGCATTCCACCTCTAAAGAATCTATAGAGATATGAAATGTATTCAACTGGGGTGATTTTAAAATTAGTAATATCATCAGGACTAGCTCCACCTGGATTAAAGGCAGATCCAAAATAATAATTTGGGAAGGACCAAGCAGGCCCTGTGGCTAGACTAGTAATATTCTGTGTAGGCGCAAACCTACGTGTCAAATATCTTAAGTTGGACACATACTCACCTATAGAATACTTGCAGGGATCAATCTTATTAGTATGACTAGTTTCAAAAAGACGTGGTTTATCAACCATGTCATTGAAACCTTGATCCTGTGCAGTCCCAAGAACTTGGGCTTTAAAGGTAGGAGCGTTTGGGAGGGAAGGTACGTACCGTTGAAATGTTGGCACAGCAAACTGCAGATCCGATTCTCCAGCGATCCAAATATTAAAATGGATACGGTCGAGAACGGAATCGGGAGCACGTAACTGGTTAAACACCTCTATGCGGATAGTACCTATGCTAGTTTGTGATTCTACTTGGTTAGTAAGATTGCAAGGTTGCCATTCTAAAATATTATTATAGGGGATAGAAAATTCTATTTCTGATTGATTACGCAAATCAAACACCCAGTTATACGCCTGTTCAGCTGAATCAACTGAACTATTGAATGAACCGGGTATATAGATTATACGTACTCTACCAGAATGGTAAGCTGTTTTAGCAGCTTGTATCTTATATCTAAGGCCACCTCGCCAAAAGTTAAACATAGAAGCAACAAAAGCGGTAGTAGTGGGTTGGTAACACTTTTCATCGGGTTCATATTTGCACCAACCGGGGGCGACAGGAAAAGAGTACAGTGAATCTCCAACAGCTGAAGTAGTAGTCATTACAAATGAATCTACCCAACATCTGCGGGCACACACTGCACTAATATCCATATCATCCACGGAAGAGCCGAAAAGGTCACCACGTGGTTCGATAGAATTGTCTTGAGTGCAACCCAAGACAGTACCACTATCGAGACCACTTGCATTTGTGAAACCGTAAGCAGGGACTTGTCCCATTTTATAGAGACCTTTCAGGTCCTGATTCTTGGAATAACCAAAGTATTCTGCAACAGCAGCAATTGCTTTGGCAACCCAAGAAACAGGAGCTGCAACGTCAGCTATAACTGGGATATTGGTTCCTAACTTCGCTATTTCATGAATCTGGTGGAAAGTGGAGCTGATAATCCCTGAGGATTTTTGTTCAGCTTCACCTGCCACTTGCGCCTTAAACTTACTTATCATTCTATTTACACGTTGCGTAACGCGCTCCTCACCATGTTGTTCCATGGCTCGGCGCACATTATTAAGTACAGCGGAAGTAGGGGTTAGGTTATTCAAAAGGCCAGAAGGTAGGTCAACTGAGATATTCGTGAACCATGCCTGTACTGTATATGTAGCATTCTCTTGGAATAGTTCATTAAGGACTACCAAGAAGAATGATCCAATATTTCCAGTCTTGTCGAAAAGTCGATAAGAGGAATACGGGGCCACATACGGTATAACCAGGTTAGCCGAATTGCCAGTTGAGGCATCAATGATAACATGAGGAAATGCTGTTTTTGAAGTTAAGAAATTTGAAACATTAGCTCGCTCACCGACGTATTGTGTAAAAGGAGTAAAGTAACCAAGTAACTTACCTTGTTGGAAAGTATTGGCATTTACCATAACTCTTATACAAACGTCAGCTCGGAAGAAAGCAAAGAAATTTAATTTATCAACAACATTTACTGATTTATCAAAGATAGCCTGGGGAAAATCTAAAGAAAGGATCGTATTGCCTTGTAAGGAAGATGTAGACCAAATACCGGTCGCAACATTAACGGGTCTTGACAAAACATCAACTATGGTATGAATTCTGGATTCCATAGAGTCACTTATAACAGTTGTTGAAGGAGTGACTAAATGGGGCAGACTAGCATTCATAGTTGTTGCATCATCAATAAAACCGGTAATTTCTTGCGAACGAGTTTCTGGTGTAACATCGGGTTGGGCAATAGCGTTGGAAACGTCACCAATAGTGTTCATAGAACTCTTATTGGCAAGATTTCCATCGTTGGAAAATCCGGATGTAGTTCCGGACGGACTGGAGGATTCTTTATTAGTTGTAGCAAGTGGGTAATTTTTACGTCTAGTAAGTGGTTCACTCATTCCACCTAAATGACGGGTGTTACACAGGACTTATATTTATAGACGCATCAGTGTGTAATCGAGCTAAATAGCCCTCGTCTGTTACTACCCGGATTCGGGATTTGCTGCTCTCATACTTTACACCATAGATAGAGAGCCCTATTCCGGGAGCCTTTACCATTCAAATTCCTGTCCTACATAATCAAGATAATCATATAGGATAGGAGGATTCGTCAGGTGGGTGTGAGCCAATTCATCTAGAATCACACTCCAGTGTTCAAAAACATCACGACCATGCATAGCGAGTTCACGATATGCATGTTCAATGTTAATGGCACACCGAGCATTGTGATCTAGATCTCCTCTGACCCACATTGTCATTTCAAGTATCGTGTCAAGGTCCAAGGGAGCAACATGACGACACAAATCTGTATCATACCTAAACTTTCTCTTTAAGAAACTAATTTCAGATAGAGAGCGATAGGGTACAATATTTCCAGTTTTGTCTTCATCAGTATACTCCATTCCAATATCAGCATAACCACGGGTAATGGTTACTTGGTTGAAGATAGGGGCTATAAAGTCAGACATGTTGATGATATTATCATCACCATATGCGACCATATATACATGATCAAAGAAATAGGAGGGAGAGTAATCGGTAGTTTTACAGAAAACATACATCATGCTCAAAACATTGTAGAGGGTATTAATAACAGCAGTACCAGGATTCCCAGATGTTAGGGAATGGTTCCAACCGTAAATGTTATTACCATGTAAGTGAATGGAATTCACAATCTCACAGAAAATAACTTTACGAATCTTTCGATTTAAGTCATTGTCCGGGTCATTGGGGTCGTTTTCGACATCACAAATGATGTCGCAACAAGCCCAAAGGATCTCAGCAAGTTCTGTACCATCAAAATTGCGAAAGTCGCCAGCAGCAACTTTCTCGCCTTTAGAGCGCAATTTCTTGGTTAGAACTTCCCAATCAACACCAGTGGCATTAATACCAACTCCACAAAAGTTATGAATACGATTACGCATCATATGCGCAAAGAAAGGCAAATAATATTGCCTCATAAAAATCACAAAATCCATCGGACCAGCAGAGAAAACACGAGTTTTCCCGGCCTTAACTTTCTCTATAGGACGAAGTTCGTCCTTAAGAGTGTCAGCCCAAATGGTTTCCATTCTTTCTCCTTTGCACGCAAGTTCGTATCTTTTCTGTAATGCATT